CAGCGAGGATACCGACTGGCAGAAGCGTTTCCAGTACGAACCCCGCTCTACAGTGCTGAAAAACAACCTCCACAACATCACGCTCATCCTCCAGAACGACCCGCAGCTCCAGAATATCGTATTCAACCAGCAGCTGGACGGCATGGAGATCAAGGGCGAGGTGCCCTGGAAGCACCCGTCCAAATACTGGAGGGACGCTGACGACGCCCAGCTGATCAGCTATGTGGATTCCCACTACGGCACATTCTCCCAGCGCAATTATCAGATCGCTGTGACCAAGGTGGCGGACGACCGCTCCTACCATCCCATCCGTGAATATCTGGCGGCTCTGCCGGAGTGGGACGGCGTTCCCCGTGTGGACACACTCCTCATCGACTATCTGGGTGCGGAGGATAATTCCTATGTCCGCGCTGTGACCAGAAAGACCCTCTGCGCCGCCGTGCGCCGGGTGCAGGCGCCGGGTGTGAAGTTCGATACCATGCTGGTCTTGAACGGTCCCCAGGGCATCGGCAAGTCTACCCTTATCTCCCGCCTTGCAGGAGAATGGTTCTCCGACAGCTTGAATCTGAGCGATACCAAGGACAAGACCGCCGCTGAGAAGCTGCAGGGCTATTGGATTCTGGAGATCGGTGAGCTGGCGGGACTTCGCAAAGCTGAGGTGGAGACGCTGCGCTCCTTCCTTTCCCGACAGAACGATATCTACCGCGCCGCATTCGGCAGACGGGCAACGCCACATCCGAGGCAGTGCATCTTCTTTGGCACCACCAACGCCGAGTCCGGCTATCTGCGGGATACCACGGGCAACCGCCGGTTCTGGCCTGTCAAAACGCCGGGCGGCGGCACAAAGCACTCCTGGGAGCTCACCCATGAAGATATCAGCCAGATCTGGGCGGAGGTGCTGGTGCTTGTGGAGAACGGCGAGAAGCTGCATCTGGCTCCCGATCTGGAGACACTCGCCAAGAGTGAACAGCGGGAAGCGCTGGAGTCCGATGAGCGCGAAGGGCTGGTGCGCGAGTATCTGGAGACCCTGCTCCCGGAGGATTGGGACGGCATGGATCTGTTCGACCGCCGCTCCTTCCTCGCCGGTGTGAATAATATCGGCCGTGTTGGCACGGTCGCCAGAACACGGGTCTGCAATATGGAGATCTGGTGTGAGCTTTTCGGCAAAGATCAGGGTAGCCTTGGCCGCGCCGAATCCAACAACCTCACAGCCATGCTCACGAAACTCGGCTGGGTGCGCAAGGAGAAAAAGGAGCGCGTCAAGCCCTACGGACCGCAGTTTGTCTTTGTTCCCGGCGATGTTCCTGACTGATTTTTCGGGAACAGTGCGGATAAGGAACAGTTCCCAACACCAGGCGGTGTTCCCGGAGAAAGCTCTGGGAACGCCGTCAGGAACACACCGAATGTGCCGCCGCAAGGCAACTTTACAGGCTTCGTTCCTGTGTTCCTAAAAAAGCATACAAATTGAAAATGTATAAAAAAGACTGTACAGAACCCGTAAATCACGCATATGCACGCGCGTAAGGATTTTCAGGTTTTTAAGAACACGGAGGTAAATCAAAATGTCAATGTATGAAATAGACAGCGCATATGTCCGCAGGTGTCAGAAGCGGCTTCGGGAATGGGGAGCGCCTCTCTCCGGCTGGTATTGTGAATATATTTACGATATGGCAGATGAAGAGGAAGATCCCGATCACATCGACCTGTTCACNTGCGAACTCTGCGATTGTTCACAGGTACGTTTTGTCCATGTAATGCGGCATGACGAGTATTTTGAGACTGTTTCAGTCGGCTGTATCTGCGCAGGGATCATGGAGGGCGATATCCTCGCCGCCAGAGAGCGTGAGCGGCTTATGAAAAACCGCGCCAAACGGAAACGTAACTTTCCCCACCGTCAATGGCGAAAGAACTGGTATGGAAACTATCAGCTGACTTATCGGGGCAGAAAGGTGTTCATCAACAACAAGGGCGGCAATCGCTACAGCGTATATGTGGATGGCAGGATCGCCTGGAGATACAAGGGCAAACCCCTCGACAATTTTGTCTTGGCCGCCTATGCCGCTTTTGAATTAGCCGACCCCATAGAAAGGATACGCCCATGAGAGAAAAAGAAATTGAAAAGAAGCTGAGACTGGCAGTCAAACAAGCCGGCGGCATCTGCCCCAAACTCGTATCTCCCGGTTTTGACGGTATGCCGGACCGCATGGTGCTGCTGCCGAATGGACGGATAGGCTTTGTTGAAGTCAAGGCTCCGGGAGAAAAGCCGAGACCGCTGCAGCTTTCCCGCCACAGGCTTTTGCGGCGGCTTGGATTTCCGGTGTATGTGCTGGACGATACGGAGCAGATTGGAGGGATACTGGATGAGATACGAACCTCATGAATATCAGAAATATGCGGTGGAGTACATTGAGACACACCCCGCAGCTGCTATCTTCTTAGACTGCGGCCTGGGAAAAACCAGCATCACGCTGACAGCCATAGGGAATCTGCTATTTGACAGCTTCGAGGTCCATAAAGTGCTGGTCATCGCACCGCTTCGTGTGGCGCGGGACACATGGACGGCTGAGACAGATAAGTGGGATCATCTACAGAACCTCATCTGCTCCGTGGCTGTCGGAACGGAAGTCCAGCGCCGGGCGGCGTTGATGAGATGCGCTGACATCTACATCATCAACCGGGAAAACGTCCAATGGCTCATTGATGAGAGCGGCGTCCCCTTTGACTTCGATATGGTGGTGATCGATGAGCTGTCCTCCTTTAAGAATCACCAGACAAAGCGGTTCAAGTCGCTGTTGAAGGTCAGACCCAAGGTGAACCGTATCGTCGGACTGACCGGCACTCCCGCTTCTAACGGCTTGATGGATCTGTGGGCGGAGTTCCGCATCCTGGACATGGGGCAGCGGCTTGGACGCTTCATTACCAAGTACCGCACCGATTACTTCACGCCGGATAAGCGAAACGGCCAGATCATCTACTCCTACAAGCCACTGCCCTATGCGGAGAACGCCATTTACAGGCAGATTTCGGATATTACCATCTCCATGAAGTCCGCCGACCACCTGCAGATGCCGGAACTGGTCAGCAGCGAATACACGGTTCAGCTTTCCGAGGATGAGCGGGAAAAATACACGGACTTGAAACAGGAGCTGGTGCTATCGCTGGGTGATGCGGAGATCACCGCCGCCAACGCCGCCTCCCTCTCCGGCAAACTGTCTCAGATGGCAAACGGCGCAATCTACGATGACGGCGGCGAGACCATCCGCATCCACGACCGCAAGCTGGACGCTTTGGAGGATATCATCGAAGCCGCCAACGGCAAACCGCTTCTGGTGGCTTACTGGTTCAAGCATGACCTGACCCGCATTTCGGAAAGACTGCAAAAGCTGCATATCCCGTTCTCAAAGCTGGATGACGCTGCCAGCATCCGCAGGTGGAACGGTGGCGAGTTCCCGGTGGCTCTTATCCACCCGGCATCGGCGGGACATGGGCTGAATCTCCAGAGCGGCGGCTCGGCCATCGTGTGGTTCGGCCTTACCTGGAGCCTGGAGCTTTATCAGCAGACCATAGCGCGGCTCTGGCGGCAAGGGCAGACCTCCAAAACCGTGGTGGTGCAGCACATCGTCACAAAGGGAACCATTGACGAACGCATTATGAAAGCCCTCTCCCAAAAGGAGCATACCCAGACGGCGCTGATCAACGCTGTAAAAGCGGACTTGAAAATCTGAGACAATCTTAGAAAATCCGTGCCAATCCGAGGATCAAAATTTCGGAGGTACGAATATGAGCGACATCACGATCTACGAGAACCTTGCGAACGCCATCATCCTGCAGGCTGTGAAGGATTACCGCATGGCGCTGAAGAGCCTTAAAGCAAATCCGAGGAACAGGACGGCGCAGGCGGAAAAAGCCGAAATCGAGCGGTTCTTCCGTTCGCAGTGGTACTCGTCGCTTACAGATGTGGATGGCGAGATGCTGATCCTCTCCCTGCAGAAGGAGGTGGACGCATGACCGCAAAAGAATATCTGAACCAGGCGCGGCACCTGGACGCACTCATCAACTGCCGCCTGCGTGAGATTGACTACTGGAGGGATTTATCGAGCAGCGTCTCAGGCAGCAATTTTGAACAGCACTATAATCCAAACAAGCCGACAGAAGCTCCTTTTGTCCGATGCCTTGAGAAAATCGACGCCATCCAGAGGGATGTGGCGGAAAAGGTGGCGTATCTAATCAGCCTTCGGGACGAGATTAATATGCGGATAGATATGCTGGACAGCCATGAGGAGCAGATTCTTCTCCGCTACCGTTACCTTGACGGTTTCTCCTGGGATGAGATCGAACACATGATGTGTGTATCGAAAAGCACCGTGCATCGGATTCATGGGTCGGCTCTTCAGAATTTTCCCGTGCCGGATTAAGTTGGCACACTTTGAGACCTTTTGGGACAGTATGGCACACCCCACCTGTGCTATCATTACAATAGCGAAGTAGAATACAGAACAGCCTTCATGGGAGCAATCCTGTGGGGGCTTTTCTTATGCCCCAAGGAGGTGCAGCGATGCCAAAGAAACCAAAGCGCCCATGTTCCTACCCCGGCTGTCCCAACCTCACGGACGGGCAGTACTGCAAGGAGCATGAAGCGACCGCCCGCAGGCAGTACAACAAATACGAACGCAGTGCGGACGTAAACAAGAAGTACGGCAGAGCATGGAAGAGAATCCGTGACCGCTATGCTGCGGCGCATCCGCTGTGTGAGATGTGCCTCAAGGAAGGACGGCTGACTCCCGTGGATGAGGTACACCACATCGTTCCCATCTCTCAGGGCGGCACTCATGCAAGGGACAACTTGATGAGCCTTTGCCGTTCCTGCCACACCAAGATACACCACGACCTTGGCGACCGGTAGGGCGGTCAAAATCTCTGCGGGTCCTGTACGCGGGCAGCGGCCCGGGGCTTCGTGCGCAAAAAAAGCGTTTTCAAAAGGGTAATTGACGGCGGCCGGTTGCGGTCGCTCATTTTTTGCGGAAAGAGGTGAAAAAATGCCGACAAAATCCAATAACACAGGTGGGCGCGGTGGCGCGAGACCCGGTGCGGGAAGAAAGAAGTCTGCCGTCAAGGAGAAAGCCGAAAACGGTAATCCAGGCGGACGCAGACTGGAAGTCCTGGACATTCCCGAAGTCGAGGGTGTCGATATGCCAAAGCCCCACGAGTTCCTCTCTGCCGAGCAGCGTGACGGAAGTACGCTCCAGGCAGAGGAAATCTACAAAGAAACCTGGGAGTGGCTAAAGAAAATCGGCTGCGCCGCAAAGGTATCTCCCCAGCTTCTGGAGCGGTACGCCATGTGCAGCGCCCGCTGGATTCAGTGCGAGGAGATGACGAACCGCATGGGATTCCTCTCCAAGCACCCCACCACCCAGAAGCCGATTCCATCGCCTTTTATCAACATCGGCATCAACTACATGAACCAGGCGGTGCGGCTCTGGAACGAGATCTTCCAGATCGTCAAGGAAAACTGCAGCACCGATTACGGGGAGGTTTCTCCCCAGGATGATTTGATGGAGCGTCTGCTGCGGGCGCGGAAAGGATAAAGCTATGTTTGAAAAAGTAA